GGATTAATGAGAGTGATTTAATTGGATTAATAAAGAATATTATTATTGAACAAGATGATAATGTTGAATATGAAGATTTCACTCCACAAGAATATATGGATCTATTAAAGTCTGTTAACTATAAGGCACAGGCCATTCCTAAATTCCCTGACTTTAGAGGTAAAAAAATAAGAGTAAATGGTAACTTATCTTTAATGGGTTTAAAACAAATAACTAATTTGGGTGAGTTAATCGTAACTGGTAATTTAAATGTTCGTTCCTCAGGTATTGTAAGTATTGAGGGGATTACAGTTGGTGGTACTTTTAGTTATTGGGACACACCATATAGTATAGAACTTGAGAGAAGAAAAGAAATGGCTTTGAGACAAGAGGCGAAACAAAGACGAGAAGATGATGAGTGGAACTTAGATAATCCTGAAATTGATAAAGAAGGTATAATGGCAAATGTGGTATTTGAATATATGACCCAACAGGGAGATATTGGATATTTAACTGATTCAGAACGCGAAGAATTAAAAGAATTTGAAAAAAGAATGGAGGAACTTGAGGAAAGGATAGATAACGAGGAAGATCCTGAGGTTCTTGACGAATTGGATATGGAACGTAGTGATCTTCAAGATGATATAGATAGACTTAAAGGAAATGATAACGATGTGTATGATTTAATACCTGACGGTAAACATTACGATATGGATACATTTAGATCCGTACATGATGATAGTGGGGGTAATATTTATGCGGTTGGAACTGAACGTGATGCTGATAGCTCTGTGGAAGAGTATTATGAAGAAATGATAAACGATTTAAATAATTTTAGTAGAAGTACTTTATCGGACCATATTGATGGTGATGATGTTGCGGATTATTATGAAGATATGATTCGTGAATGGGTTACTGAAGATCCTGACAATTATGGTGTTACTAAAGAAACTAGTCTCAGACAAGATAAAGAAATTGAACAATTAAATAACAAAAAAAGGTCTCTTGAGATAGAAACGTATTTGATTAAAAATGGTGCTAGATCTCCTCTTATTGAGGAAGAGATTGAAAGCATGAAGTACTTTAAGTTTAAAGATTATATGGATAATTTATTAATTGTTGAATGGTCTGAAAATAAATGGCAAATTTACCAAAACGGTAAAAAAGTTGATGAAGTATACTATGAAGATGAGGATGAAGATGGTGAACATGAATCGGATAATGACTCAAGGATTGATGAAATTGAAAGTGAAATAGAAGACATTGATGTTGAAATACAAGATATAAAAGATTATCCTGATGGTGATTTAAATGATGATGAGGTTGAAGAAGCGGTTGATGATAAGTTACAAGAAATTAGAGATGACCCGGCAAGTTGGTTAAATGATATGGGTGATGAACTTGAAAATTTTGTTAATAAAAGATCATTACTGGAAAGTTTAGTTAATGATGGTGATTATGGTTCAATAAATGGGTATGATGGTTCATATGATACAGATTTAGTTAACGATACAACTTTTGTTGTAATGAGAATTGAATAATACCTTTACAGAATACAATTATATTATTATGTTTATGTTTAATGGCAAGAAATAAAAAAATAGAATTTGTAATGGACACCGATTGGATGTTTGAAAGGCCAATTGATAGGGAACATAAAGAATATAAGTTATTATCATATTTCCAACGTATGGGACAAAAGTTAGATAACATGGAACTTTACCCTGGATTTATAGAATTATCATTACATTTAGCAAACATACAAACACTTATCAGAGATAAGAAAATCATATATACGAATAAGAAATTCAATTCAGTTGACGACGAATTATTAGTTAAGGACCTTAAAATTAAAAATGTTCCTGATATGTCATCTGATGAGTATGAGGAGTTTACAAAAATTTTACAATACACTGCACCAAGAATGTTGGAGTACTTCAACATTGCAAAATCTGTATGGACAATAGTTTTTGATAGTATTGAAACAAAATACAGGAAGAACAAAAAGGAAATTTTATCCAACAAAGGTTTCTTCTTCCATTTGGATAAAAGAGACAACAAGTATTATGTTTGGGAATATGGGGTATCTCCGGCAGCAAAAAAATCACCTGAAAGTAAGACAAGTGTTAAATTAATTTATTGTGATGATAAAACCAAATTGACAATACCAAAAATAATAACTACATTTTCTGATACTGAAAACAGAACAAAATTACCGGTATTAGAAATGATTAGTAAAGGTGATTTCCCAATTGAAGAAACCTTATTACCGTTATTCAAAAGAAAAACAATAATGTTAATTAATCAAGCAAGAAATTACAATAATGATCAAGAGGATAAGAAAATAGAAAAAGAATTTTTAGAAGATTAAACATGGGTTTTAACAAAAGATTTTTAAAGAAAGAAAATATTCTTATTCACTTAAATGATATTATGACTTATTTAAATACCGACGCAGTGTTGTGTACGGATGAATTTTCACGTAATGTCTATAGGATGTTTACTGAAGGAAAAGACAAGAAAGAAATAACAAATTATATAAATAAAAATAAATGAAAGTTAAGTTAGAATACGTATGGCAAACGGAGTACACAAAATAACAGAAGATTTTGAAAAAGCGTTGTGTGATTACACGGGATCACCATACGCTATTGCATTGGATAATATGAGTAACGCTTTATTTTTGGCGTTATATTATGAAAAAAATATAAAGAAAAGTTTGGATACGGATATGATAGATTGTCCATCTAAAACTTACCCTTCGGTTCCTTGTGAAATAATTCACGCTGGTTTTAAAGTTAATTTTACTCCTGTTGTCGGAGATATGATTAAAGGGGCGTACCAACTATCACCAAGTAATGTTTGGGATTCCGCATTGAGTTTTACTGCCGATATGTATATTCCAAAATCACATATGTGTCTTTCATTCACAGGACCATATAAAACATTAAAACTTAGTAAGGGTGGTGCAATTTTAACTGATGACCATAAGGCTATGTTATGGTTCAAAAGAGCGAGATTTAGTGGTAGAAGAGAATGTTCATATCATGATGATAATTTTGATATGTTAGGGTGGAACTTTTATATGATGCCTGAGTTGGCAGCGAGAGGATTACTTATGATGAGTCAGTTTTATAATTTGGATGGTTCTAAGAGACATAATCAAGATTTAGAGTTACCATACCCTGATCTATCTAAATATGACATTTATAAACAATGATTAAAGCACTAATTGGTAATGGTGGTCACGCAAGAGAAGTGATGGCTCAAATGGGAATCAAACTCGTTAGGTTTGTCGATGATCAATATATGAGTAATGATACATTACCATTATCTGAATTAGATATAGAGAAATATGAGGTAATGGTTGCTATTGCGGATCCAAGAGATAGGTACGATACAATCCAAAGACTACCTAAGGGTGTAAGATTTTTCACATTTGCACACCCAACCGCATTAATAATGGATGATGTTGAAATTGGTGAAGGTAGTTTTATTGGGGCAAATTCTATTTTAACAACAAATATTAAAATTGGTAAACACGCAATATTAAATAGAGGTAATCATATTGGACATGATTGTGTGATTGGAGATTTTTTTAGTGCAATGCCAGGATCGGTAGTATCAGGAAATGTTAGAATTTATGACCTTGTATATTTAGGAAATAATTCAACAATTAAAGAAAAGTTATCAATCCATTCTCTAACTACGATAGGTATGAATGGTGCGGTGGTTAAACATATAGGGGAATCTGGAACATACGTGGGTGTACCTGTAAAAAAAATAAAATAAATGGAAAAAGAATGTGTATGTGGAGCTAACGTACTTTGTATGTGTCCTCCACCAAAAATGGAACAAGTAAATCACCCCCAACATTACGGAGGAGAAGATAACCCTTATGAGGCAATCAAAGTAATTGATGCTTGGGAATTAGGATTCTCATTAGGAAATACGGTAAAGTATATATCAAGAGCGGGAAAGAAAGATTCGGATAAAGAATTACAAGATCTTAAGAAAGCTTTATGGTACTTAGAACATCATATAGAAACATTAGAAAAAAAATGAAAATAATAGTAACAGGAGGTGCGGGTTTTATAGGTTCCGCTTTTATAAATTACTTATTAGATAACTTTGAATGTGATGTTCTTTGTATTGATAAACTGACATATGCTGGACGTAAAACGAACATTAAACATAATGTTTCATTCTTACAAAAAGACATTTGTGATGTAACCGCAGATGAATTAGGTGAATTTGATTATATTGTTCACTTCGCAGCAGAATCTCATGTTGACAATTCAATCACAAACGGACTTCCATTTGTTAAAACAAATGTTGAAGGGACTTTTAACCTTTTAGAGATATCAAGAAATAATAAAAGGTTAAAGAAGTTTATTCATATTTCAACCGATGAGGTTTATGGTGATATGGACGAACACTTCTCAAGTAATCATACGGCAACTGAAGATGATAATTTAAAACCTAGTTCATATTATTCCGCAACTAAAACGGCATCTGATATGTTAGTTTTATCTGCTAACAGAACTTATGGTTTACCATATATTATTACAAGAACTTGTAATAACTTTGGTGAACACCAATTTGAGGAAAAGTTCTTACCTACAATCGCTAGATCAATTAAAGAAGGTAAAGAAATTCCTGTGTATGGTGATGGTAAACAAGTTAGGGAATGGATGTATGTTTACGATAACGTAAAAGTAATCTGTGATTTAATGTTTGATGATGAGATTATTAACACTATATTTAATATCGGTACATCATTTAGGGTAACAAACTTGGACATTATAAATAAAATATCCTATATTTTAACAACAGACGTAAAAATTAAAAACGTTGAGGATCGTTTAGGTCACGATAGAAAATACGGATTAAATTGTTTAAAAATGAGGGATTATTATCTTAAAACCAAAGGTGAGATACCAAAGTTTTTAAATTTATTTGAATACTTAGAAACACAATATAAAAAATAACATGATAGAAACAGGAAAAATTATAAAGGGAGATTGTGTTGAGGTAATGAAAAAATTACCTGAAGGATCTGTTGATTTAATCGTAACATCACCACCTTATGGGGTTGGGATTGAGTATGATGTACACGATGATGATGTTGAATTTGATGAGTATTTGGTATTTGCTAAGAATTGGTTAACCGAAGCGTATAACGTATTGAAGGACGATGGACGTATTGCTCTTAACATTCCTTATGAGATTAACAGACAAAAGAAAGGTGGTCGTATCTTCTTTGTTTCTGAAATGTATCAGATAATGAAGGAAATTGGATTTGGATTCTTTGGTATTGTTGACTTGGAAGAACAATCACCACATAGATCTAAAACTACTGCGTGGGGTTCTTGGATGTCACCGTCAAGTCCTTACATCTATAATCCAAAGGAATGTGTTATTTTAGCTTACAAAAAACATCACATCAAAAAAGTTAAAGGTGAACCACAATGGAAAGGAGTTCCAACTGAAATTGAACAGGAAGATGGAACATTAAAGAAAAAAGTAGTGTATGAGGAAAAAGATAAGAAAGAGTTTATGGAACTTGTGTTTGGTCAGTGGAATTACTTTGCGGATACTAAATCACTCACCAAGGCGACTTTCTCCATGGATATACCAACCAAAGCGATTAAAATACTATCCTACAAAAACGATGTAATATTGGACCCATTTGCTGGATCAGGAACAACATTAGTAGCTGCTCAAATATTAGAACGTAGATGGTTAGGAATTGAATTAAGTGAAAATTATAAAAAGATTGCTGAGACAAGGATTAATTATTTTAAAGCTTTAGAACAAATAAAAGAACTTCCACTATAATGTGGAAGTTTTAGTTTTTAATGGTATTTATAATAAATTGAATACCATGGAAGACGAATACGACAATATGTTTGGAGATCACGCAATATGTGAATTTTAATTTTTTATACCCAAAAAATATTTATAAGTATGAATAAAAAATTAATAACAGAATCGGGAATAAGAAATATCAGAGAATTATCCAGAAGATATCCTGAGGCTAAAATATACTTTCACCAAGATTTAGATGGGGTTACCACTGCGTTGGGTATGAAAAATTACTTAGAAGAAAACGGTATAAAAGTGGTTGACGCTGAGATTATCCAATATGGTGATAAGGAATTTGCGATTAAGAAATTAGATGCCGAAGGTGATGTTATGCCAGTGTTAGTTGACTTTGCTCATGGTAAACCAATGTTTGTTATTCACACGGATCACCACGACACACAAGCTGGTGTTGAACAAGGTACCGCAACTAATTTTAAATCTTCAAGGTCAAATGTTGAAACAATATCTCAAACCGTATCTCCAAGAGACATTTTCCCAACAGATGATATTACTTTGATTTCAACTGTAGATTCTGCAAACTATGCTCAACATGATATTAGTCCTGAAGAAGTAATGAACTATTTGTTTAAGGTTGATAAAGATCAATCCTTACAAAGAAACAAAATGGTAATGGGTATGGTAACTAATAAGTTATTGTTGGCATTCAAAAACAAACCAGGGTTCTTGGAAAATATTGTAATGAATGCGAATCCATCTTTATTAAGTATATTATTAAACATCAGATCTCAGATAAAAGAAAAGAACTATGCGGATGTTGAATCTTTGGAAAAAAACAAAGAGAACTATGTTCAAACAATGAAGACACATAAGAATGTTAACGTTGATGATAATGTTATTGTTCAGTATGGTGGTGGTAGTATGATGAAACCAGGATCCTACGATAGATATACACCATTCAGAAATAATCCTGAGGCTGACTTCTTAGTAATTGCTTGGCCTTTAGGGTTGGTACAAGCGTCTTGTAACCCATTTAAGAAAGAAAGGGCACTTAAAGGTGTGAACTTAGGTGAGATTAAAGATGAGGTGTTAAACAAGTGGAAATCACAATTACAGGACAAGGATATTCCTCTATCAACAATCAAATGGATATCAGAATCGGGAAAAGATTTTGGTGAGCAATCAGTTGGTTTTACATTCAGAGATTTCAATGCGTTATATGGTAAAGAATTTAAAAAAATGATTGATGGGGAGGACATTCTTAATGATGTTGATAAGATAATGAAAAAACCATTCAGTGAATTAAGAGACGAAGAAATGAAATTGTTAGATTCAATTAGTGTGAACGCTTGGGACCTTATTCAATCTAATAGCGGTGGTCACAAATGTATTACAAATATTTCTGGGTTATCTTACTTAGGTAGATCTAAACGACCACCTGAGGGTAAATACAAATATAACGCTGAGTCAGATGATTCACCTTATGTAAAATTTACAAAGATGGTTCAGAATGAGTTTGTGAGAGTATTGAAAGAAAAAATGAAAGATTAATCTTGTAAAATAATAGTATCGCCTTCAGCTATATCGTATTTAATACAAGTACCACCTTTAAGTTCTAATACCATATCTCCATTACCTGTGTAACGATCGCATTCAGGTGCGTCACACGGTTTACAGTTATTATGTATTTTGTTAATTTTATTATCTTTTATAAAAATTATATCTAAAGATATGATACAGTTCTTCATCCAAAAAGAATGATCACCATCCTTCATTATGAATAACATACCATCAAAACTTTTATCAAATTTTTTATCCATCATACCGTTTTGTATGTCTTTACTGGTTATAACACATTTGACATTGAATAAATTATTGTTTACTATTAATTCCATATACTTATAAATATATTCTTATAATGAAATCAGATAGAAGTTCAGGTGTAATATTAAAATATGGTAATAAAGTTTTGTTATGTAAACGAGCTGACCATGAAACTTATGCGGGTAAATGGTTTATTCCATCAGGGCATATGGAAGCAAACGAAACTCCAAGAGATTGTGCTTATCGTGAGTTTTATGAAGAGACAAACATTAAGATTGAAGACGAAATAAGTTTGGTTGGGTTCATAACAAAAAAAGATGATGATGGAGATCCGAAGGGTTTAATTTATGTGTATCTATATGAATCTGACAAGAAAATGACACCAAACTTGGATAAAGCAAAAGATGGGCATGAACATTCAGATTTTGGGTTTTTTACGTTAGAAGACCTTCCAATTGGTAAAAATGAAGAATTATACAAGATTTTAACAAAAATTTTAAATTAAAAGTAAATTTTTTTGACTTTTACTAAAGTATTATATATTTATATTACACAAAAAAACAACCAATACCCTTCCTTTCTACGAATTAATTGGTTTATCAATATTAATCCCATGTTTTTTGAGAAAAAAGTATGGGATTTTTTATGCCATGTCATTTTTATTTGTATATTTGTAAAAACAAAAAAACATATGGGTAGTTACATCAATACATTCAAGAAAAAATTCAACAAGAAAGCAACCCTTGATGGGCAAGAAGTAATTGTTGGACAAGCAACATTTTTATGTAGACAAGATTGGTCAGGTATTTACACACCATCTGAAAGTAGAGAAATGACAAGAGCATATGCTTTGACTGAAAATGATCAACCTGATTATATTATATTTGAAGGTGAAACGGTTTATAAAAATAATAAACGTGGCGTTTGGTCTGATGGTTCTGGTTTTTGGTCAGGTATTGATCCTCAAAAAGATTTTGTTGGTACACTAAAAAAAGTGGGTAAAAAATTTGTAATTGAGAAATAATTAACTATATTTGTTATATGAATAAGACGGGTTTCAACATAAAAGTAGTAAGTGATAAGTTCGGTGATTTAATCAACGAGACATTCATGGATCAGACACAATTCAGAATCTTTTTGAAGATGGTACACGGAGCATTGGTATTAGAAGAAGACTTGAGTTTCTTCAACGGAGATACATTCTTGGTTCACATCCCAAATAAGGTATTGAAAGATTCGGTTATCGTTACTAACGTTAAGGAAGTTTCATTAACTGAACAAGTTAAAAGTAAGATTGAGGCGTTGGTAACAAACTAATTGTTTCCTTGTTTAGAAAAACAAGGTGGTGGAGTCAGACATTTATCCAATGTCGGGCCTAAAATGGGAACTTCGGTTCCCTTTTTTTATTTATTTTTTATTATATAGGTATATTTATATAATAAAATAAATTTAAGACACAATACTTATGTTGCATAAATTAAAATTAACGGAAAGTGAGATCAGAGACATACTAAGCAAACATGGGGTAAAGACCAATGTTTTGGTTGAGCAGACTCAGGATTACACCATTTTAGATATACAGAATTGGTTAAATACCAATAAAAATGCGGGTTTAGATGCCGACGGTAAATTTGGTCCTTTGACGG